AAAGATCCGAACGCCGAGGGCAATAGCGCCAAGTATCACACGGGTAAGCCGTGCATAGAACCCGGCTGCAACGAACCAGCGGGAACAGGCCGGGGGCCGCACTGGTGCTTCAAGCACAACGTGGAGAGAATTGACCGCATCAGTCGCCAGATGGAGCAGATAAACGAAAATTGGCCTGCGCACAGATACGACTAAGAAGGGGGAGAGCGCGTGAAACTTTGGGACGTCAATCGCTACGGTTGCAACTGTATTATGGTGGCAAACAAAGAGTTTGAGTGTCGGGAGAAAATGGAGAAATGCCGATACTTCCGGAGTTACCAAAAAGGAAGTGGTGGTATCCCGATCCGCTGGTGCAGGATCAAATCTATCACCACCGTCACCGATCACGACGGCAACAAGTTCCGTGTCCTGCTGGTCGATGATCGTGCCTGCCAGGGCGGAGGATGCTGCGTGACATGCGGAAAAAAAGGGGGAGAGACAATTGACAGATGACACCCGCAATGGAAGTAGCACAGTAGCGCCATACCAGCGTTGGTTTGATGGGTATGGCAACCCGATAGATCCACCAGATCATACCGCCGAGTGGCTTGCAGATAACATCCGGCTGCGGCAGGAGAACGCCGAACTGCAGGATCGCATAATGCAAACTGCGATGGAAAATGCGCGGGCGATCATGGAGTCCGAGACCGTCAAGATGCTGCAGGGGGAGATTGATCGGCTGCGATCAACGTCCCTGTCAGGCATTGAATTGGCGGAAATCGCTGTAACACTTCAGAACTATAAGCAGTTGCAGCTAGACCTCACCGCCAGCCAGCAGGAGATCCGATCCCTGCGCCAGAGTAACGAGGCTCTCAAGAGTAACGACGCGATTCATATGCTAGATCGAGTTGTCGCAGAGCGTCAAAAACTAGGATTGTCACAGGCAGGTCTCGGCAGGAAGGCCGGTATCAACCAAAGTACGATGAACCTCCTGGAGCGTGGCCGCAGACCGCTTTACCCTGGCTATCGCAAGAAGATCGCTGAGGCGTTAGGGTTGCCGGAAGAGATCCTGTTCGACAGTGGGAATACTACTGTCTAGTTTTTTTTACCCGTATGTTGGAAAAATGTTCCTACGTTGGAGGGTTGCTGGAATGGACTGGTTCAGGTGCTACACCGAGCTGCCGGATGAGCCAAAATTAGAGGATATGCCTCCTATCGCTTCCTGGTTTTGGGTAGTCATAATGTGCCTTGCAAACAAATCACCCCGGCGCGGTTATTTACTCATGGGCGAAGGAGTTCCATACACACTTAAGAGCGTAGCAAGAAAGGCTAGGATTCGTTACGATCACGCTAGGAATTTTTACGAACGGTTTACGATTCTTTTGATGATCGAAGTGGTTGATCTTGATGGGCAACCTACGATGCACCTAACCAACCATAATAAAAGGCAATATATTAGCGATGACAGTACTCCCAGGGTTCAGAAACATAGAGCAGGAAACGTTTCAGAAACGTTACTGAAACAGAAGTGTAACGACTATGTAACACCCCCAGATACAGATACAGATACAGATACAGATACAGAAGATCTAAAGCCTAATACGTCCGGCGACAGCGATGAACCAAATCTTGCAATATTGGCCGTGTTAAAAAACATCAACGGCTATCCCTTTGACCCTGCAGCAGACATTAAATACCTTGTCACCATTGCCGGTGAATTTCAAACATTAGACTTATTGGCTACGGCTAAAGCATGGGCCGTCTACAAACTTGATAAACCCCTGGAGAAGAAATCGAATCCCCGATCACAATTTCGGCGCTGGTGTCAGTTTGAGCTTGAAAAATTAAAGAAAGGTGGCAATGGCAATGGGAGAGGTAAGGCAAATATCGGATCTGGTACAGGGAGCGCAACAGGCTGCGGAGAAATGGAAGAATGGGAGAAGCGAATCTATTCCTGAGTGTGAGTTCTGCCATAGACCCTACTATGAAGAGTGCAGCTGTCCAGGAGCTAGAGCAAAAACAATGCTCGGCTATGCCCTGGAAAGGTCGCGGCTCCCTGCCCGCTACCATGAGGCAACCTTTGAGAATGCCAAAAGAACCAGCCACAACCGGGAGGCCTACGACAAAGCCTTTGCCTATTGTGATCTATTCACCTTCATTCCGAATCCAACCGGAGCCTACATGCTGCCAGACAAGAGACATGGCAACAAAGCGACAGTCCCGGAGAAGTCTTTATTCATCACAGGCGAGGCCGGTGAAGGGAAAACCTATTTAGCGGGGGCTTGCTGTAACTTACTGCTGCAAAAAAAGATCGGAGTAACCTTCGGTAATGTCATCTCGTTGCTTGGAAGGATCAAGGACACCTATAAAAACGACAGCGGCGAATCGGAAGAGCAGGCCATAGACAAACTGACCGATGTTGACCTTTTGATCCTCGACGATCTCGGCAAAGAGAAGGTCACACAGTGGACGGAGCAGATGCTCTACTACGTGATCAACAACCGCTATGAGAATCTGAAACCGATGATTATAACCAGCAACTTCAGCTTGACGGATCTCAAGAAGCGTTATGAAGTCGGCCCATATATTGTCTCTCGCCTGGTGGAGATATGCGACGGCCTGAGAATGGTCGGCGACAATTGGCGGAAGAGGTGATTAAAACGATTTGCCCCTGCGGTTCATCGACGATCACAGTCCGTCACTGCGGCCAGCCTGTCAAGCTCTGTACGCATTGCGGCAGATTACTCCAGATCGACTACACGCGCGGCACGGCCCGCGTTCTCTGGCAGCCGAGAAGGAGGACCGGATGATGGATCGCTGGCTGAACAAAGTAATATGCGGAGACGCGCTGGAGCTTTTACCACAACTGCCGGATAAGTGTGTCGATCTGGTGCTGACTGATCCGCCGTTCGGCCACAAAAACAACGATGGCGATCTTATTTCGATGCGGGAGAAGGCTTTAGGGCATGGTGAACCCGGCGAAGCGCGGCCAATAGCCAACGACGGCCCCGAAGCAAATGACATCTTCAAGGCGTGTCTGCCCGAATGGAATAGACTACTCAGACACGGAGGCTGCTGCTGCTGCTGCTGCTGCGGCGGCGGACCAGATCCGATGTTTGCCCGCTGGAGCCTCTGGATGGATGAGGTATTTGACTTCAAGCAGATGGTTGTCTGGGATAAGGGGCCAATGGGTATGGGCTGGCATTACCGCAGGAGCTACGAAACTATTCTGGTCGCCCAGAAACGTGGCGATTCCTGCAATTGGTATGATGAGACGAACAAAATCGAGAACATCATCCGGCCTACCCACAAGATGATCCGCAAAATTATTCCTCAAGCGAACCAGCACCCTACAGTCAAGCCTGTCCAACTCATGGAGCATTTTATCAAACTGCATACGAAGCCAGGGGATACCGTACTCGACCCGTTTTTAGGATCAGGCACCACAGCGGTTGCAGCGATCAATACAGGCAGGAATTACATCGGTTTTGAAATTGACCAATATTGGGTTGATTATGCCACCAAGCGCATCGCGCAGGAGACAGCCCAAGAGAGGATGTTCGTATGAGCAAATTGCCGATGCTAGAATCAGACATCAAGGGTGCCGCTCGCGATTATCTCCGCTTAACAGGGTGGTTTACATTCCCGATCATGCAGGGCATGGGCAGTTATCATGGTATCCCTGACAGGTACGCGATCAAGAACGGGATCGAGGTATGGATCGAGTTCAAAAGACCCGGCGGCAAACAGTCGGAGAAGCAGAAAATATTCCAAAGTGAGATTGAGAGACACGGCGGCCACTATATTCTGGCCGAGAGCATCGACGAGCTAATCGAGAAACTGAAAGAGAGGGGTAATAATGCCACAGTCAGTGCAGGACAAAAGAGATGACAGGGCTTTCGTTCAGGAGACGATCTACGAGATGTGCCATGGGTGTTGCCGCGATGGAGTGAGCACCTGCCGCGTCTACACCGACCCCGGACATCTCTACGCGACCTATGGCAAATGTTTCGCCAAGATGAACAGGGCGCAGGCCGAGAAGATCGAGCAGACGTTGAAGTTCTACACACCTGATCCGCTGCGATGGCTTGCGAAAATCAATAGGCTGAGGAAAGAGGCATGTCAATGTTCCCGGTGATCTGCCCGGCATGCGGCGAGATGGGACCGGATGGAGAGGTGTGGCAATGCGGATGCGGACTGTATACTCACTACCCCGAGGATCTAAAGGTTACGGCGCGCTGGCGGAAGACTCTCGATATGATGCATTACCACATCACGAGCTTTGGAGGACAGAGCCAGAAGTCCAAGAGATACGGAGGGAAGAAAGTAAAAGCTGACTACGACTGGAGGTATCGGATAGAATGAAAAATATTTCAGGAAAAGTATTGACAAACACTCCGAAATTTTTTATACTGAACTTGAGATCTTTATGCATTTTTCTGGTTTGCCAATAATTACCGTCCATTGAGGCGGTATTTTTGTTTGGGGTGGTGACGATGGCGAAGCGAGGCAGGCCGAGCAAATACGAAGATGAATACGCAGAGCAGGCTTACAAGTTATGTTTGCTTGGTGCTATAGATACTGAGCTGGCAGATTTTTTTGGGGTTGCCGAGTCGAATTTAAACCAATGGAAAAAGGTCTATCCTGGATTTCAGGAGGCCTTAAAAAAAGGGAAGTTTCAAGCGGATGCAAATGTGGCCGATCGAACGTACCAAAGAGCAATGGGATATGAACATGATGACATAGAGCTAAAAGTGGTCTCTTTGCCCGGTATAAATTCGGGATCAGAAGTCCAGCAGGTAGGTATTCGAAAGTATTATCCGCCTGACACCACAGCCGCAATATTCTGGCTCTGTAATCGGCAACGGGGACGATGGCAGAACGTGAACAAGGTTGATCACACCGGGGATCTAAACGTGATTGTGAAGTTGCCCGATAATCTGAGAGAAAGCGGCAATAGTGCCACGTAGTTTCATACCACCGCCCCTATTATCGCGTGTCCTGAGGCATCCTGAAGCGAGGTTTTATGCCGACTATAGACCTGACATCCTTACCGACGCTTACCAACGATGTTTTCTACCCGCTCTACACAAACAAGTCCCGCTACCTGATTTTATGGGGCGGCGCCGGAAGTGGCAAGAGTGTATTCGCCTCGCAAAAGATCGTCGTTAGAACTCTGGCTGAGAAAGGTCATCGGTTCCTCGTTGTTCGCAAAGTCGCCAAGACGATCCGTCAATCGTGCTTCGCTGAGATCCTTAATATTATATCGACCTGGGATTTATCCGCCTTCTTCACCGTCAACAAAACAGACATGGAGATCCGTTGCGCCAACGGCAACACGATCATCTTCGCCGGCTGCGATGACGTCGAGAAGCTGAAATCGATTCACGGCATCACGGGAGTCTGGGAAGAGGAGGCCAGCGAATTAGATGACACAGATCACAAGCAGCTCGACCTACGGCTCCGAGGCCAAAGCAAGCACTACAAGCAGATTATTCAAAGCTTCAATCCGGTCTCCGTTACCCATTGGCTCAAGGCTCTGGTTGATAAGCAGGGTCAAGATACAACCGCCCATCACTCTACGTATAAAGACAATCGTTTTATCGACGCCGAATATACCAGGCTCATTGAATCCTTTAAAGGCGTAGATGATTATTACTACAGCGTCTATGGCCTGGGCGAATGGGGAGTCACCGGAAAAACGATCTTCCCCGCCGCCATAGTCTCAGCCAGGATAGCAGCGCTCAGGCTTCTTCCGCCTCCACGAAGGGGTTTATTCATATACGGCTGGGACAACGACTGGTTCACCGAGGCGCAGAAATGGCAGAGCGAGGACGATGGCTACATACGGCTCTACAGCGAGCCACGGAAAGGAGTACCGTATGTCATCGGAGCAGACACAGCCGGAGAAGGATCAGACTGGTTTGCGGCGCAGGTGCTGGATAATACTACGGGATCACAGGTGGCTGTCCTGCATCACCAGTTTGACGAGGACCTGTTTTCCCGGCAAATCTTTTGTTTGGGGATGCACTACAATCAATCCCTCGTTGGCATTGAGGCGAACTTCAGCACTTACCCTGTCAAAGAATTGGAGCGTCTGTCTTACCCTCGCCAATACGTCAGGGAACAGACACCAGACGCCTTCACTGGGAAACTTAGCAATCGTTACGGATTCCACACCGATAAACTTACCAGGCCAGCAGCAATCAGCCATCTGGTAAAAGTGGTTCGGGAACACATAGAGACGATCAACGACATCCCCACGCTAGAGGAAATGTTGACGTTCGTTCGCAACGAGAAAGGGAAGGCCGAGGCTCAGGGCGGCAAGAACGACGATCTGATCATGTCTCTAGCAATAGCTCACTACATCCGGGATCAGGCCTCCTTCGACCTACCGAAGGAAGAGGGCGGCAAACGATTGGACGAGCTGGATCAGGACTTGCAGGAAGATTATTGGAGCGCGAGCGCAGAGACCAGACAAGAGTTGTTAAAGCGATGGAGGGTGAGAGTGTAATGTTTGGGGGCATCCTCATGGGCATGTTGATCGGTTTCGTGCTGGGGGCGTGGTATGGGTCAACCGAAGGGAGGAGGAGCAGACAATAGAACTTCGAGCCTTGGATTTATCGGACATGGAATTAATACGCCAGTGGAGGAACGGCTGCCTGGAGACTTTACGGACGCCGTATCCGTTGACGAGGGAGATGCAGGAATCATTTTACAAAGACGTCTGCAACCGCCCCGATGCCCGCTATTGGGCCCTGGTGGAGAACGGCAAGACTATCGGCATGGGCGGTTTGACTAGCATCCAGTGGGAGAATCGTATAGCGGAGATCAGCCTAATCCTCGCTCCCGGCGAGAGATACAAGAACATCGGATCATCCGCCGCTGATCTCATTCTCAACGAGGGATTTCGCAGCATGGGTTTGAAGACGGTTTACGGCGAGTGCTATTACTGCAACGCCGCAGGGATCAATTTCTGGAAGAAGTACATCGAGACGAGTGACATTTGCATTTATTCGACGAAACTGCCAAACAGGAAATTCCGCAACGGCCTATTCTATGATAGCCTGTATGTTTCCATTGATGCGCCATGATCATACTGGACTTCGGCTCAGGCAACACCTGCCAGAACGACGTCGACATCGTTAAGCGAATGATCGACGAGCTCAAGGCCGTGGACACCGGCTACCGTGAGGTCGTAATCAAATGGCAGCTATTCATCGCGGCAGGGGAGAACCTTCTGCTGAACCACACCATCTTCGACATAGCTTATGAGCACGCCGCGAAACTTGGTTACAGAACGACGGCGAGCGTGTTTGATCAGTCCTCTTTACATTTCCTGCTCAAGTATGACGTGCCATTTGTAAAAATCGCCAACCGTCGGGATATATATTGGCTGTATGATGAAATACCCGTAGGGATGGCATTGGTCAGCGGGGACAACCGGGACATGTGTTGCATATCTAAGTATCCGGCGACTATTGAAGATTACGAGGCGAACTATTCAGCAGATAGTTTGAGGCATGGCATCAGCGACCATACGACCAATTTTACCTTGTTTCACAAATATAATCCGGAGATTTATGAGTGTCACTACAAACTTGAGGATTCAATTGGTCTGGACGCGGGAGACTTCAGTCGCACTCCTGAAATGCTCAAGGAGATTTTATGAAAAAACGATGCGACCTATGCAAACATATCGGAATCGATTGTGGCCCAACAATATGCAATGACGATGGAACAGTAAACAAAAGACGCTACCGAGAATGTGAGAACCATAGCGCGTGGGAACCTATGAGCAATATTAAGCGCATCTGCCCAGACAATAAGACCGCTTTGATTAAGTGGATCGAAGATAACTTCCACAACATCGATCAGTTTGTTTTTGTCGCCCGCATGAGTAATAGCGTCACCACGACGATCTATGACTGCTTTACCTATTATGACTCAGTTGCCATGACTGGGATCGCCCAGAACGTCATGCACGAGTTGGAGTACGATGATGCGTTTATCTGCAAGGAGAGAGAATGAACATACTCATCACCGGGGGAACGGGATCATTTGGCAGATTTTTCACCAAATACATACTGACGCAGAATCCGGCCCGCGTGGTCGTGTTCTCCCGGGACGAATTAAAACAGTACGAGATGCAGCAGGAGATCCAGGACGAGCGGCTGAGATTCTTCATCGGCGACATAAGAGACAAGGAAAGACTGCTCGCTGCGTTCAGGGGTGTCGATTACGTCATCCACGCGGCCGCCATGAAGCAAGTAGAGTCTTGCGAGTACAATCCCTTCGAAGCCGTAAAGACAAACGTCCTGGGAGCGCAGAACATCATAGAGGCGGCGATAGAATGCAAAGTCAAGAAAGTGATCGCGTTGAGCACGGACAAAGCCTGCGCCCCTGTGAATACATACGGCAAGTCAAAAGCCCTAATGGAATCTCTTTTCGTTGCCGGGAACAATTATGCTGGTTCGATGCAGACCCGTTTTGCTGTTGCACGCTATGGCAACGTAGTCTCTTCGCGGGGGTCTGTAATTCCCTTGTTCTTGAAGCAGCGGGAGACCGGAACGATCACCTTGACGTCGGAAAGAATGACGCGGTTCTGGATCGCACTGGATGAGGCTGTAAGATTTGTCCACGCCTCTCTTCTCCGTATGCACGGCGGGGAGATCTTTGTCCCGAAGATACCGAGCATGAAGATAACGGATCTCGCTAAAGCAATCGCTCCTGGATGCAAAGTAAAAGTGACAGGCATTCGACCGGGCGAGAAGCTCCACGAGACCCTGATCACCGAGGACGAGGCAAGACACACCATCGAGGACGAAGGGTACATCATCCTTCCTGAATACCCCGAATGGGGCAGGCACTACGATAAACCGATGGGAGGCTATGAACTGTCGAGCGATAAAAATAAAGAATGGCTGACAGTGAAAGACATGGAGGGAAAATGTTAGTTTTAGGTACGGTCCAGCTCGGTATGCCCTATGGTTGCAACAACAAGACCGGCCAGCCCTCGCGCAAGGAAGCACTTGAAATGCTGGCCTACGCCAAAGAAAGGATTGACTGGTTCGACACCGCCGAGGCATACGGCAGCGAAGAGATCCTTGGCGAGTCCGGTATGCAGGGGAAGAAGGTCATCACGAAGCTATTGTCCAATTGTCTGGATGGAGTCAGCGACGTAAAAACGGCTGTCAGGGAACATCTCGAAGGCTCGCTCAAGAGGTTGAAGCTGGATCAGGTCGAGGGGTATCTGTTGCACACTCCGAGATATGCAAGTGACCATGAAATATACGAAGCGATGTTTACTGCCAGAGAAGCAGGACTGACTAAAAATATAGGTGTAAGCGTTTACGGTACAGACGAAGCACTACACACAAT